CTTAGAGAGAATTCCAAAGCCGCAGCCCCGTCTTCTTTCAACTCTCCTTCATTTACGGGAAGAAGTTTGCTGATGGTAGGTATGTTCGGAACGAGAGGGTTGAGAAAATTGTTTACCGTGTTGAAGTCTTTAATCAGATCGTTCAAGGTTTCGACGAGCGCGTTGACATAGAGGGCAAAACTGTTCTTCAGAAAGGCACCCATGTTGTCCCAGATGGATTCAATCGCAGCAGCAGTTCCATCAAACAACCCCAACACAATGTCCAGCCCACTGGCGAATGACGTGACAGCGAAAAGGAATCCCTCCTTGATCCCGTTCCAAACTTCCTGTCCCAGAGAAGAGTCCAGTTTCTGCTTGAGAATGGCCAACCCGTTCTGAAAATCAGCCGTGAACGTAGACCACAGGGACTTGATCTCCTGCATTGCTGTCTTCACCACTCCCTGGAAGGTGATGGTATTGTTGCTCGCATCCGTGGTGGTGGCAGAGTACGTAACTAATGCCGCGCCGACCCCACTCAAAGCCGCGATGACCAGACCGAGTGTTCCCACGAGAGGTGTCAACAATGTGAATGCAGTGACGAGACTGAGTACCGCGCCCACAGTCAAGCCGCCGATGACCACCGACGCCACCAGTTCCATGTGCTGGCCAAGCTCGTCAACCACAGTGGTCACTCCCTTAATCAATCCTTGGCTCTCGTTCAAACGGCCAAGCAACGCCAGGAAATTATTCTGGAGTTGCGTCAGAGCCTGATCCACTGTCTTCGGGAGTTTGTTGAAGGACTCATCCACCCCTGCCGACATTTTCTTGATCGCATTGAGCAGGTCAGTGGTGGAAATTTCTCCTGCATTGGCCATCAACTCAAAGGCAGGAACAGTATAGCCAAGAGTCTTGGCAAGATCAGATAAAAACAAGGGGGCTTGCCGCGCAAATGTCAGGAACTGACGACTGGAGATGGTTCCCTTTTCCAGGCCGGCCGCAAACTGCTGAGTGGCTGCTGCGGCAGCACGACTGCTTGTTCCGCCTTCAATGAAGACTTCATTAAGGGTCTTCACTATTTGGATTATGTCAGAATGAGCGAACCCTAGTCCCTGAGTGACGATGGTCATTCTAGAGTAGGCGTTGGTCGTCTCTTCCACAGAAGAACGGGACTGGTTAGCGGCAGTGACCAGATCGTGCATCGTGTTGACCGCTTCGGCATGAGACCCGGAAACGAACTCAACCTGATTGCTGAGTTGCTGGTACTTGTCGGTGAGGGAAACGATGTCAGCTATACTGCTTGCCCCCAGGAGGCCGCCAAGAGATTCATTGAGGCGGTCGATGGCCTGTTGCGCACCGAGAGCACCAATGCCGATGCCTTTCATGGCATCCTGCGCGCTAACGGCTTGCTGAACCTGGCCAGCGCCGGACTGTTGGACTTGAACGGTGATGTTGTAGTTTTGGGACATATGTTACTCAGCGGTCAAGACTAACGATGCCTTCCTGAATAGCAAGCTCCACAAACAGTGCTGGTGCCTGTTTGCTCCAACCGTCGTTTAGTCGTTCGATGTACGGCACACTGTTACTGATGGAGATCACTTCTCCTGATGGGTGTTGGGCAATGATCTCCTTGCCATGGTTGATCGCTTCTTCGGCATTGTCTGTCTCACCGATACCCAGTTTATCACCGGGGAAGTATGGTTCGATTTCATCAATGGTCGGTGCCCCGTTAGAGACGAGCCAGTTCGACCGAGCACGACCCGTATCCACGGGAGTACCCTTGACCAGAGACTCATCGATCCTAGCCGCCAGTTGTTCCTGAACAGTGTCTGCGTAGTCCTGAATGGACGTAGCACCAGCCAGGGCTTGGGAGAAGTCCTTCAGGTCCATACCTGTATTATAGGGTGGTTGGGGAGGGACTAACCCGGATTCCCTCCACCTCTAAACATGGTTCAGGGTGCTCATCGAATCCCACGGTCACAATGCGTAAACTGGGTCGGTATATCAGGTCGAAGACAGTCGTTTCCCTCACCACGGAAAAACAGTCCGCGTTAGACTTGTCTAAGCAAACAGCCAGTCTGGTTCCGAACTGATTTACGACCTGCAAAGGCATGTTCTCATTGTGTTCCAGAGTCAGTCCACGGGAATAGAACAACGGCATGTCTGTGGTTGTATCTGCTCCAATGTGGTAGGGTCCGCGCCGGCACATCTCAACGAGAAGACCTTCGGACAGAGTGGACAGTCGGACTTCGGCGTCGATGTACCGTTCTCTGGAGGTTACTTCGGTCGGCAGAATAACCGACCTTCGCTTGGCAAAGTCACAGAGAGGTGGGAGCGGCTGCTTAGGGTCGGCGGTAAGATAACTCTTGGCGACGTTCGAGTTAAAGATGCCACGGTTAAGCAACAATTGCGCAATCAGGGGGTGACAGCCGACAGTATCAGCGAGCATCTGGCAGCGGCCGTCACGTTCGAGTAAACGCCATGCAATAAAGTTTGTCATGTGAATGTCACTCCGTGTTCCTCTTGCCATTTCTTCAAAGCAGCCTTGGCCGACTCTCGGTGGATGCGTTGACGTTCCTCTCGCTTTCGCTGTTCTTCTCTTTTTCTTTCTTCTTTCTGCAAAGTTCGTTTGGAAACGAGAGGAACAACAGGAGTATCCAGTAATACTCTGTCCTTGTAGTTAGTCAGATCACCTGTTAAAGAAAGGTAGTGTTTGGTGTGCAGTAGCTTTTCATTTCCCCATTTGTTAAGTAATTCTTCATGGATAACTTCAACGAATCGCTTACGTGGTGGAACCGTCCAGACAAAACGAAAACGATTCCTAGTTCGCACAACTGAAACAAGTGTGTCCATGTCCCGTGGGTATAGGCGTACCAGTTTTCGTGCGACACTGTATAGACCGGAATGGGAACAATCCTTGACTAGATAGAACCGTGTTGTACCGAGAGTGAATCGCCACTCAAATACAGGTTTCATCTTCCCTCCCGATCATCAACCATCTCCGAGTCCACATGATTCGTTCCTATATCCCCAGGTGTCAGTCGTACCGTCACGTGGTTGATTGTCTCCTCGTCACCACGGAAGTAGCACTTCACTGGGATACCTTTGAACAATCGGATGCCGTTGCCCCATCCGTACTTGGTCATGCACTCCTGGATGTTGGCAGCGGCCGCGTAGTTTCGCCGGGTTGGGTCATTAAATCCCATAGCCCTCCAGACTTCTTCCTGTTCGACCTTGCCCTTCATTTTGGGGTTGCCGAATATGCCGTGAAGGAATGAGTCGAAGGGATTGGCGTCGATCTGTCTCTCTGCTTGTTCTTTCTCTGCGTCTATTACAAGTTTGGCGTCCATATAAATTTCTACGCCGTTTTTTTCCATGACCACGGCTTCGGCCCAGAGCATGTCTCGGTCGTCCTTCAGTTTCGGGATGTTGAATTCCTGGACACGCACAGGCCAGAAGCGACGGTTGCCACTCGAATCTTTTAAGTAGTACCGCTCATTGGTTGTCCCGATGATGATGCACTTACGTGCGCGTCGAGTTACTGTGCGGCCATACGCCTGACGAGCCTTGTCATCGGTACGGGATAGGAACGATTTCAGATCGGCCACGTCTCCCTTCTTCATTCCGTGCAGTTCCGCACCTTCGATGATCCACGCATCCGCCATGGCCTCCATGCGCATCTGAGTGTTGCCGGACAACGGAAGGTTGTCACAGAACCAGGAGGGTTCAACGGCCATGACCTTGATTGCAGTGGATTTGAACTTACCCTGCGGTCCCTCAAAGATTGCCATCTGGTCGTACTTGATTCCAGGATGCTTCGCACGTCGTACAGCGGCAACTAGAACCATGCGACCGACGGCGCGAGTGTATGGAGTATCCTTCGCACCACCGTACTCGGACAACCATGTGTCCACACGAGACTTCCCGTCCCAGACCTGCTTGTCAAGGTACTCGACGACGGGGTTGAACTTGTTCTCCTGGCCGACGAGGTGGATCAGATCGTAAATCTGTTCGCGGTTCAGATGGTAGTGGAACTTTTCGTGCGCCTCATACTTGATCTCAATGACCGCTTCGTCGGATAAATACGGGGTAGAAATTTATATGGACGCCAAA